GGCACGCTCAAGGCAACGATTGCCGAGATACCGGTGCGCAAAGTTACCGCATTTTCGATGATTGGTGCGGACAATGCACGCAAACAGGTGCAGAAGATCAAGGATGCATTGAGCGGAATATCCAGCAAGACAATATCGATCAAGGTCAATGCTGGCTTGACTTCTGGCGCCAAAAGCTTCTTAAAAGAGCTGAAAGCCGCTTCTGACACGGCTACGAAAGCCACGATCAACAACCTACTGAAGTTCTCGCAGTTCGCGAACGGCGGTTTCCCGAAGTCTGGCGAGCTATTCATGGCGAACGAAAACGGGCGGCAGGAACTTGTCGGGCGAATCGGCAGCAAGCCAGCTGTAGCGAATCAGGATCAGATCGGCGAAGCGATATTCCGATACATGGACGCGCATTCCGCACAGAGCGGCGATGGCATCAATACAGATGAATTGGCGGCGGCGATTGTGCGCGGCATCAAGGCTTCCGGCTTGGGCGTTGTGAATATCGGCGACAGGCAGATCGCCAATGCAATCAACCGTGAAACGGTGCGCAGTGGCAAGCCTGCGATTCAGTTCTGAGAGGTGACGTAATATGGCACAACAGGAAGCACTTATTCAGGTGGGCGCGGCAAGCGACAAGCTTGTCGCCCTGCCCTGTCCGCAGGAATTTACGGTCAATCTGATGGATATCGATGCGGAAACCACCACGCGAAGCGCGAGCGGATTGATGCTACGCGATCGCGTGGTGGGCGGCGCGACAGCCAAACGCAAACTGGAAATCAAATGGCACGCAGACAAGCCGGATAACATTAAACTCATCCTTCAAGCGATCAAGGATGAGTTTTTTTATGTGCGGTATCCAGATCCATATACGGGCGCAATGCGGACGGCGCGATTCTATGCGGGCGATCGAAGCGTGCCAATGTATTCGTATAACCTGGGCGGGAACGGGATTCTCTGGAATTCGCTGAAAGTGAATCTAATCGAGGAATAAGCATATGGCGATGACATACAATCAGCGCGTGCGCACGTTGAGCATACGCGGCGTAATAACCCTTGCGGATACGAACGCAACGCAGATTAATCTTACTGCGGACGACGTATTGTCCTACACGATTTCCGAATCCTGCGGAAGCGAGGGATTGCCGCTGGGCAGTGCGGAATCGGCATCGTACAGTCTGACGATCAACAATGTAGGCAAAGGCTATACGCCGGAGCAATTCGACAATGCGGAAGTGCATATGGAGATTGGCTTGCGTGGCGATGACGGCAAGACAGTATATTCCAGTTTTGGCGTATGGTATGTGTGCGACGTATCCGCGCCGGAACAGAGCGTATCAATCGATATAAACGGCTATGACGCGCTTTCAACATTGTTCGAAGCGGATTATGCGGACAGCGCTTCCGCCTATCCTACGACCTTTGGAAGCCTTGCAGCGACGATATGCGCGGCGGCGGGCATATCGCTCAAGACGGCGAATTTCACGAATGCGGATGTAGAGATTGCATCCATGCCGGAATGGCAGGAAGAATTAACCCTTCGATCTGTAATTGGTTATATTGCCGCCTGCGCCGGAGGATTCGCGCGCGTTGATCGCAATGGGAAGCTTGAAATCGTAAGCTATGGTAGCGGGGAATCGCATGTGATTAACAGCGATATCTATACCGCGCTGACACGATCGAACGGCGCGAGATTCGTATTCAATGCATTGGAAGTCAAGGATGCTAGCGCCGAGGAAGAAACATTCATTCGCTATGCGATTGACGAGAACGAAACCGACAGCCCCGTTAATACGATACGCATTGAAGATAATCCATTGTTCAGCGCGGGCATTGCGCAGCTTGTCAAGAATAGTCTGGCGGGCATAGACATAACCGCGCTGTCAATCGGATGGGTCGGCGATCCTGCCGTGCAGGTGGGCGACAAGCTGATAGTGACAGATACCAAAGGCGATGCGATCACGACGATGATCAATACGCAATCATTGTCATTCACGGGCGGTTTATCTGCGCAAAGCGATTGCACGTTACCAACGCTAAATTCCACGAATAGCAGTTCGTACACTTCCAGCGGCAATATCATTGACAGCAACGGCAATATACGCGTTACGCGAATCGCGAATTTTGATAAGTCGGTGGTCAGCGCAACGGTCGGTCACTTTGAGGAATTGTCTGCAACCACAGCAAAGATCGATTCACTATTGGCAAGCATTATCAATGCCGTCAAGCTACGCGCCGAGAGCATATCTGCATCGGACGTGACAACGGACGCATTGACGGCGGCGACGGCGGCGATCATTACCGCGACAATCAACAAGCTGAAAGCCGAAACGATTACAACCGATGCGTTATATGCATCGATTGCAGAAATATTCGCATTGAAGGTCGGCACGCTGACTGCAGACAGCATTAAAACAGATCAGCTTGCGGCGGCGCTGGCGGCATTTCAGGTGATCACAGCAGGTTCGGCATCCTTCGACGCGGCGACGATTCGGCATCTGATTTCGGCGGCGCTGAACGTGGAAAACACGGTGTCCGGCGAAGCGTTTATCAAGAACCTGCGCGTTCGGTATGCGCAGATCGTGGCGGCGACCATTGGCGATTTGTGTATCAAAGCAAGCGATGGGAATTACTACCGAATCGACGTGGTCACCGACGACGACGGAACGGTGAAGGTAGAAGCGACGCTGACCACGGTCACGGAGGACGAAATATCGCAGGGGCACACAAACGCGGGGCGCGTGATTCTGGCGACGGAGATTACGGCGGAGGATTTATCCGCCGCGAACATCTACGCGACCTATGCGCTGGTGAACAAGATCGATGCGGCGCGAATCGACGTTGGGCAGCTGTTTGCGCAGCAGGCGTTTATTGATCAGTTGAACACGATGGATATTCGTTCGAACGAATATCTGCAAATCATGGTCGGTGATGCGACGGTGTGGCGCGTGGAGATCACATCATCGAATGCAGATGTCTTAACGGACGGTTCCAGCACCACACTATCCGCGCGCGTATATCAGGGCGCGATTGAGCGCACGGACGATATTCCTGCGGCGCGGTTCCGCTGGCGGCGGTCGGGCGACGATCCGGACGCGGATGCAATCTGGAACGCGGCGCACATGGGCGTGAAATCAGTGACGGTCAGCGGCGGGGATGTGCGGTACAACGCGGTGTATTCCTGCGACGTGCTGGATACGGTGGAACTGCTGACCAGCGACGGAAACACGCTGCTGGATGCAAATGACAATGTACTGAATGTGTTGGAGGTAGGCTAATGGCGAACTACACATTGAATCGAACCGGCGCGCAGATCGATGCGATATTGAATCACGCCGCGAACGAATGGACGGTGATCGAGGATGTGACGTTATCTGCAGCGGAGAGCGCGCACGAAAAGACGGGCATCGGTTGTTCCGAAATCGTGGTTATGGTGGTAGGATTTTCACCGACTTCGGCGGGCGAAAACATGACGCTGATGATCAACGGTACAAACGTGCTGGCGGTTTGGCACAACGCGCCGCAGGTCAATTCGGCGTACAAAATCCGCGCGCTTCCGGTTTCGACCGGCTGCTATATCGACAGCATGGGCGGCGCGAGCCAATGGCAGAATTTTTCGCCGCTGTATTTTTCGGCGATTCAGGACGCAGCGCATTCAAAGATTGAAAGCGTGAAGCTGAGCGCGGCGAGCGGAAGCTTCCCCATCGGCTGCAAGATCACGATCATCGGGAGGGCGTAGAAATGCTTACCGGTTCGATAACGATCTTCGACCGCACGCAAAACGCGGAAGAACGCGAAGCTATTGCCGAGCAGCAGCGGCTGGTATACATCGACAAGGACGGTCTACACGTGCGCCGGAGCGACGCGCAAAGCGAGGTGCTGATAGATCAGGACAGCGTGGATGTGCGCGTAAATGATTCAACATTCTCCTCTTTCGGCGTTGACAATCTGACGCTGGGCGACTATCGAATTCGGCAGGCGGCAGATGGCGGTTTGTCATTCGATTTTATGGGGGGTGCATAAACAGTGGCAACAATGACTTTGCCGCGCGTGCAAACCTATAGAATCTACTACAACACCGGCGTGTCAGAAGAAGCGGGCGCGGACGGTGCGGTGTATTGCGGCGCGAAGAAAAAGCACATGGCGCAGTGGCAGTACGACATGACCGCCCTGCAAGCGGAGCGCGTCGGGCGCGATATCATCATCACGCGCGCCACAGTATCGTGGCAGACGTCGTCAACCAGCACCTATGATATCCGCGTGCAGGATGCGCGCTGCTATGGGCGCGGAGCGGGCGTATATCTGGGCGACGCGAAGGGCACATCGACGTCATCCATGCAATGGATCAGCACATCGCGTGCAGCGCCGCACGATTCGATTTCGCTGATTCAGAACACGATCAACGGCGGCGCGACGGCGATCTATATTTCATGCCAGAACGAATCGACCAGTGCGAACGTATACGGAACCTGCCAGTACGGAACGCTGACAATCGAATACGACTACGCCACGCCGCGGACGGTGATCGAATATCTGGTTGCAGATAAATCGATGATCGCGCTGGGTGAATCGGTGGGCGTATCGGCATCGATTCGGAACATCACCGAATCGGAAATCAGCGCGGTGCAGTTGCAGATGGTGCGCGAGGTGGACGGCGCAGACGTGGCGGTTGGCGATCCCGTGACCGTAGACGTGACCATTCCGGCAGCGGAAACGGCGCAGATCAATCAGACGCTGACCATTCCTGCGTGGGCAAATGCAGCGCGCGCAACGCAGCTATATGTGCTGGTTACAATTGTGGGAAAAGACGCAGAGAAAGCGGCGCTGTGTACGGCGCTGGACAAGCTGTACAATCCAACGATCGAAACGTTCAACGTATCACGCGCGACGCAGCATCCAATCGACGGATGGATCAAGTCTGACAACGGCACGAACACGATGACGGATTTGAAAATCGGGCTGGATAGCGGCGCGAGCGGATTCACGATGAAGGTCTATTACGGAACGGGCGAAATCGATACATCGACGGCATCCAGCATCGATCTGACCAGCCGAATCAGCGATGCGATTGCAGGGCTGACCAATGCGACCGGATTAATTGAAAAGGTAGGCGGCTGGTCGCTGGGCAGCGCATGGAATTTCCTGCTGGTGTTGTCGGACAGCTACGAATCCGCGCAGATGGGCGCGCAGATCGGAATTGCATTCACAAACATGCACCTCGCCGGATTGACCACGGGCGGCGTGCGGTTCGGTGGATATTGTTCGCGGTCTACGCAGGATAACCCCGCGTTCGAATGCGACTATCCCATCTACGCGGACGGCGGCATACCCAGCATGGACTATTCGACGGATGAAACGAAAATGCCGTACAAATGGATTGACGGGAAACAGATATACCGGAAGGTCATGCAGATCGGGCCGATTGCTGCAAGTCAGTATATGACATATGATTTCATGCCGACTAGCGAAATCGGAGATATCGTTGCTATTCGCGGCACCGCGTGCGCCAATGATGGATCAGCATGGCTTCCGATTCCGGTTGCATCACATTGGGCAGAAGGTGTAAATCTATACGCGATAAACATTGACATTAACTGCTCGGCAGACACGGCGACGATCACTGTTGCTATGGGTTCGTCGCGAAGCATCACGCGGGGATTTGTAGTGATCGACTACACGAAGGGATCATGATTATCCTGCATTGACAATGGATGATCTGGAATCGATTCGAGCGGCACTGAATCTGTAACAAACGAAGGGAGAATTCAAAATGGCAGTAAAATTGGCCTGCGCAAGCATCGACGAGCGCGGCAGGATTTCCGGAGGAAAAGCCGGAAACCAGACCGGACGCGAATTGCGCATTCGGAACTACTACGTACACAGTAAGGGCTGGCGCGTCCTGCGATGCATCCATCCGGAAATGCGCCCGTTGATCGCAGCAGCAATGAAGGCAGCGGTCAATAATAGGAACATCGGATACGATCAGAATCAGCGCAACACGCTGTACCGACAGGTGCAGAATTCCGGATTCGATCCGGCAAAGGCAAACGTCGCGTGCGAAACGGACTGTTCCGCGCTGGTGCGTGTCGCGGTTCTGTATGCCCTGCGCAAGTGCGGAAACGGCACATCGATTGCGGATTTCTATACCGCGAACGAAGCATCTATCCTTCTGAAATCAGGTCTGTTCACCGAAATGGAGGGCTCCAGATATACCCGCCGCTCGGACTACCTGTGTGCTGGCGATATTCTGGTCACTCGCACGAAGGGGCATACCGAGGTCGTGCTGAACAACGGCAGCCGTGCGGACACCACCGCGGGCACGGAGCACAAGTACGCCCTCGGCGAGCGGCTGCTGAAGAACGGCAGCGAGGGTGCGGACGTGAAGGAACTGCAATCCCTGCTGATTCAGTTGGGCTATGATTGCGGGCGCTGGGGTGCGGACGGCGATTATGGCGACGCAACTGAAATGGCGGTTGAACAGTTCCAAAAACACTGGGGACTGGGTGCGGATGGCGAATACGGCGCAAAAACCCACGCCATGTTGATGAACGCCGTGGCTGGCGACGGAACCGCTGGCGCGCAAGTCGTGGAAATCGTCGGCGGCAATTGTTACATTCGATCGGAGCCCAACACATCCGGCGCGAAACTGGGCGTTGCCCATGCTGGAGACAAACTGATCTATCGCGGCGAAATCAGCGAAGATGGCTGGTATGCCGTCGATCAATACGGTTTAACCGCGTGGGTGAGCGGGAAGTACGCAAAAATCAGATAAGGGGTGGTGCCAATGTGGGACGAAGGCAAGTGCCTAGAGATGTCCAATACGCTGGCGAAGAACGAACAGGAGCACAAGTCGTTCCGTCGCCGTCTGGACGAACTGGAAAAGGACGTGCAGAAGCAGAATGGAATTCTGGTAACGCTGCAAAAGCAGGGCGACGCGATCGAGAACATGACGCGCGCGCTGACCGAAGTCAAAGCAACCGTCGAGAACATCGACAAGCGCGTGGACAGTATCGAACACGAGCCGGCGGACAAGTGGAAAAAGGTCACGTTCGAAATCATTAAGTACATCGTGATCGCAGCGGTAGGCGCGGCGGTCGCAATCATCATGAAAGGGGTATAATTATGGATATGAATTTTTTTGACTGGGGCTATCTGGGCACCTTTGCGGGCGCGCTGGCGGCGGTCGCATTGATCACGCAGATGATTAAAAATCTGCCTGGAATCAAGCGCATCCCTACGCAGTTGATGAGCTGGATTCTGGCGGTTGTCGTGCTGATTCTGGCGCAGTTGTTCGGCGGCACGCTGGATGCGCAGAATGCCGTTCTGAGCCTGTTTAACGGTGCAATGGTATCGTTGGCGGCGAACGGCGGATACGTCGCTCTGAAGCGCGTTATGAGCGGCACGAGCGACGCAGACAAGCCGCCCGAGGAATAACCGCCATGTGCGCGCGGATCATTCCGTTTCCCGATCTGGACGCGGACGGCGTTGAACGGCTGATTGATCGTTCGCGCCTATCCCGCCAGAACCGCGTGATTGCCCGCGAGTACCTGCGCGGAGAGAAGATCGTTGATATCGCCGTCCTGCGTGAGGTCTGCATGGATCGAAGCGCGGTTGGGAAGCGGATAAAGAACGAAATTATACCCGAACTGAATCGGGTAGCAAGTCTATGATGAATGCCGAGGGTTGAACGCCCTCGGCAATTTTTTTGTTTTTTTCCGGAATAGAAAAAAGAGGGCTGCTTGCAGTCCTCTTTCCCTGTTGAAGTGTTTCGACCAACCGAATGCCATT